AATTTAAGTAAGGTAGTTAAACCAAGGACAGACAACTAATGGCAGGCAAGAACTTAGATTACTGGTATGATGAACAGATTAAAAGATATCTGATCCAACTTATCAGAGTCTTTTCAAATTTCAAAGTTCGTGAATTCACAAAGAGCGGTGTCAACTATAATCGTGTACCTGCACGTTATGGTGATAGTAGCAGAATGGTAGCAAGTATATTGCGTAATAATTCTGAAAATGTCGTAAACAGTGCACCATTTATTGCTGTGACTATAGGCAGTATACAACCTGCAAGAGATAGAACACATGAACCTTTTTTAGTTGATACTACACAGGTAGCAGAAAGAGAATACAATAAAGATCAAGGCGTCTATACTTCTGATCAGGGTAATTTATATACAACTCAACGATACATGCCAGTACCATACAACATGACTATTAATGTGGATATATGGACAACTAATACAGATACAAAGTTACAGATATTGGAACAAATTTTTGTTTTATTCAATCCCAGTATTCAATTACAGAGTAATGATAATCCTTTGGATTGGAGTAGTGTATTTGAAGTTGAGTTGACTGATATTGCTTGGAGTAGCAGAAGTGTACCTGCAGGAGTAGATGAATCCATAGATATAGCCAGTTTAACATTTGCTATACCCATTTGGATTTCACCACCAGCAAAAGTCAAAAGGCAAACAATTATTCAAAAGATTATTGCTGACATACATTCAACCAGCAATATCCAGGACCTAGGTTACAGTGAAGACTATGCAGATTTCTTTGGTAGTATAACTGATGATGCAGAAATAGTTGTAACACCAGGTGATTTTTATGTACAAATTATAGGCAGTACTGCAAAACTTGTTGATAATACAGGAGCAGAAAAAAACTGGACTGATATTATAGAACAACAAGGTGAAATTACAGCAACAAGTTTATTAAAACTAAATATCAGTAACGACAGTGATAACGAGCTCAATATGGTTGTTGGTAGCATATCCAAAAATCCTCTTTCAGATAGTTCATTAATATTTAATTTGGATACTGATACCTTACCCACAGACACTTTAGATGATGTTGATAAAATTATAGACCCCAGAGAAAATTATCCCGGAGATGGCACACTGGCGGCCGCATCTGCAGGTCAAAGATATTTAATTACAGAAACAATAGATGATGTTGGATATCCTAATTGGGCAGTGGATGCCAATGAAAATGATATAATTCAATACAATGGTTCTGCCTGGACTGTGGTATTTGATAGCCAAAATGTCAGTGATGAACAATTCACAACTAACAGTTTTACATCCAAACAATACAAATGGACAGGGTCTGCTTGGATAAGTAGTTATGAAGGAGAATATAATCCTGGATTTTGGAGTCTCATTTTATAATGAATACAACAGCGGCAGGAGTTGTATTTCTTGCCAAAGACACAGGCAGATGTTTATTACAACTCAGAGAAGGAACAAAACGATTTAACCATACCTGGGGATTCTGGGGCGGTATAATTGAAAAGGGTGAAACTCCTTATGAATGTATCATTAGAGAATTAAAAGAAGAAATAGGCATTGTACCAGAACTCCAAAAACTTAATCCCATAGACGTTTATCAAAGCAAAGACAAAAACTTTTACTATTACAGTTTTGTATATGTGGTAGATGAAGAATTTCTACCACCCAAACTTAACGGTGAGAGTGCTGGTTTTGCCTGGGTTAACATAGGTCAATGGCCCAAACCATTACACAATGGCTCACACATAACCCTCAACAAGAACGGTGGTACTGATAAACTACATACTATTCTACAAATCCATTCTGAATAAATAATATTGTATGAGCAAAGGCGAAATCATAGATTTTGTAGTTCTGCGAATACAGAGTGAACTGGATAGGTACCAGAGAACAAAAACAATACCTCATTCAATACTCGATGGCACTTATGATATTGAGGAGGTGGCGGAATTGTATTTAGACAAACTGACACCGAAGTATCAAAAACTTGCTAAAAAGTTACACAGAGAGTATTATGAAAAGATCGAAGACAATGTAGAATCTCTCCGAGAGGCCCTTAAAAGAGATTATTCATCAGTGATGAATAACCTACATACAAACCACAGCAGTTTTTACTTTGACTCAGTTATGAATTTATACAGACCTGATATGAATCCTGTTCGAGCTCTGTATTATCAGACACGTGAAGTCATCAGAAGATATAATTCTGAAGACCCGCACCACTATTGGTTGATAGATCTTATAACAGATAGTGAATACAGCAATATAATTTGTGATGCCCTAGCAAAAGATATTAAAAAACTGGAACGAGTTATAAAGAGATATTATTTTCCCATAATAAGAAACAGTGATGGCATACCTTTGGAATTGTTTCATGCCAAAAGAACACTACAAGATTACAGACATTTTTATAACTTTTTTAGTGACGTTAAAAGGTTCCGTCCTGACGAATAGTAAAAAACATATTACAGGTTAGTCTGTTCAAATCTGTATCTTTTTTACTGGCAGTACCATGCCAACTGTTTTCAGAAACTTTAATTAACAGTAAATCACCAGGCTTGCCGCCTAATTCTTTTATGTAACCGTCTTCCACTTTGTCTGATGTATGTATGGTTGTACCAAATATTTTTTCTGGGTTACAATATAATATTCCTCTAACAGGTAATGTTTCAACTATATGGTGATCATTATGTATGGGAAGATTGTGATGACTTTTTGTAAACATATTCATTGATATTAATAATTCTTTGATATCCAGGTCCCACATTTCATTTACTTTTTCTATAATTTTAAACCTGTTATTATGAATACCTGGTTCAACAGGATGTTCACTTACAGAACAAAATTCCTCATGCTCATTTACAATGTAATAATCTTTGATATAATCATTAAAAATTTTAGGATCGTCTAAACCTTCAATAAAATTTTCAATAAGAATGTATTCAAAAGGTTCTGTTATACAGTTTTCCTTTTTAATTGCATCAAGGTTCATTAATATATTTTAACTATGTGATAATCAAAAGGCTCAACAGTTTTGATTTCAAAATATTTGCCATCTAAATCTTTACCCACAATGTGATTAGGCGTCTTTTTAGATATGGCTTTGAGCTTGTATTCTTTTTTGGTTTTAAGAGTTGTTTTTGTGCCGTCAGCAGATGTTACTGTTTCTTTTTGAAACCACACAGTGAGATGATATTCCTCATATATAACTGTTTTCCACCATTGTTTGATTTTTGCTAACATACTACTATTTATATTATTTTTTAACCAACCATTGCCTTTGCCCTAATGTATAAATATTTAATTCTACATTATTTTCTTCTGCAAATTCGTTAACAGCAGATATGACTCCATATTCAAAACCTTTTCCTGTTTTGCTTTCCACATAATCATCACCACAAAGAACGCCACCCTCTTTTACTTTTGGCCACCAGGCATTTATGTCTGTTTTAACTCCTTCATATGTATGATCACCATCTATATACACAACGTCTAAACTATTATCTAAAAAATCATTACTGGCATCTATACTTTTTTTGCGTAATAAATTATGACCTCGTTGTTGTAATTTTGTACTCACCTGACCTGCAAGTTTATCTAAAGAAGTTTGACTATTGTATTCATTTCCAGGTGCAGATACCATACCTTCAAAAAGTTCATATGGATCAACTGCAATAAATTTGTTTGGTTTGAGATGATCTATCATCTTCATTGAGAAGTCTGCTCTCCATGTGCCTATTTCTATTGCGGAATCTATTTCTCCTAAATTGGTTTTAATGTCTTTAAGTAGTCCATCTCTATTACTTGCAATCTCATTTTTTATCATTTAGAAGTTTTCCTGTCTACGCCGTCCCATTCACCTTGTGGAACAGGCTGTTTTATTCTTTCTGCATATAGATCTGCAAGTGTGTCATTCCAACCATGCTCTTTGAGTATTTGTACTTGATTGGCACATTCGCTCCACATTCTGTCCTGATATGCGTCTACCATTCTTACAACAGTTCGTGAATACTTATTATCTGTTAAAATTGTGTATATTTTTACTGGTTCAGTTTGGCCTTTAACAGCAATTTTATCCAACATTACAATCCTATCATCTTGTTTTAAATGTTTTAATGTGTGCTCAGTAAACATAAAAAATACACCATATTCTTTTGTTTGTGCCTCTAATCTAGCCGCTAAGTTTACAGCATCACCTAACACACTGTAATCAAATCGTTGATCAGAACCCATATTACCCACAACAGCATCTCCAGTGTTAATACCAATACCAACACCCAACTCCATTAAACCATCTTGTTTTAATTCTTTGTTTAGTTCTTTTAATTTAACCTGCATAGCAAGAGCAGTGTCTATTGCTTTTTGGGCATGATTGTCTATATCAAGAGGAGCATTCCATATAGCCATTAGTGCATCGCCTATGTATTTGTCTATAGTACCTTCATTTTTCATAACTAAGTCTGTCATAGGAGTCATATATCTGTTTATTAAATTGCCTAAACCTTGTGGATTGGTTTTAAACTGTTCACTAATTGGAGTAAATCCTCTTATATCAGAAAAGAAGAATGTCATTGTTTTTGTTTCACCGCCCAGTTGCAATAAGTCTGGGTTTTCCTGTAACTTTTTAACTTGTCTTGGATCTAAATAATGTTCAAATTGTTTTTTAATTTGTTCACGTAATTTATATTGTTTGTAAAAATTGTTAAATGCTGATTGTGTGAAAATTAAAAATCCACTTATCACAGGAAAGGTTGCATCAAACAACATTAATTTATTTGTGTAAAACCACACACTGCCATAGGCCTGTCCTGCTAACAATAAAAGTGCCACAGGTGCTGTAAGTAGCAATGGTAATTTATAAACTGCTAAAGCAACCAATAACATAGTCACAAAAGCAATGAGAAGCTCTGTAATGGTTGCTAATTGGCTTCTAGTT